GCAACGTGCTGTCAGGGCGTGTATTGTAACACCATAACACTACAGCTTCGCCGCTTGCTTCAAACTTACGTAGAAGAGTAATCTTTTTGTTTACTCTGTCCCAATCAAAGTTCACAAAGCCACCAAATAGTCTTGCACTTAGTTCCTGGTACTGGTAGTACATTTCATAGGTTGCTTGTCCGCCAACACGCCCTGCCTGTAGCAAATAAGTGTTAACAAAGGCTGCTTCAAATGGCTCGAATTGTGCACCAGTATCGCTTGAACCGCTACCTACGCTACGACGAAATACCTGTCGTACCTCTTGTATTTCATTGGGAAGTGTATACTCCTGCTGTCCTTCTACAATCTCTAAGAACACATAACTGCTTTCTGTAGCAGCCTGTGCCTTTTGACGGTACTTCCTAATAGCTTGATCAATACACATATTATAGTGTGTTGGGTCAAGTTCAACATCGACCATATCGCCGCCTAAGCGGAAGTATATGTAGTCTTGTATGTCTTTTCTTGCAGTAGTTAGGTCAACAGCCATATTCGTTTCCTTATAATGTATTTATTAGGAAACCTTGAGTAGAACAGTATGTTCGTTTAACCTTCCATTCATCTTAGTTTCGGTTGCTTTGATATCTTCTAAGAACTTACGAAGTGCCACTTTGCCTGCTTTACCAAACTCTTTTAGCTGCTCTTCAGGTTTACGCAAGGTCTTACAAACGCTCTTGTTCTCATCAAAGAGCTGTAGCGTAGTACCTTTAACGCCAAGTTCTACACCGTCTTCTGCTACATACTTGCCTAGTTTGCGGTTCTTAGTGTTGAACACCCACAGCTCAGTAGCACCTATAACGTTAGCGGGATCAATGCTAACAATCTTATAACGTGCATCATCCTTCTTGAACTTGAGCTTGCTTACCAGCTTCTCAGTGCTAGGAGCCTTTTTTACACGGGTTTTACGTGTTGCTCGCTTGAGGTTGTTGTAGGCATCTAAGTCAGTAAACAGTGACTCAAACCATTTGATGTGCTGTTTGATTTCTGCTTTTGTTAGATGGCTATAGCCTTCTTTGAGCTCAGGATCGCAATCCTTTTGGAGTAATGCTTCAAACTCTGCATGTATAGGCACATAGTACTCACGGATTTTACTAATATGTGCCTGTGCAACGTTATTCTTTTTCAGCCAATCAAAGAACTTGGGCACATCTTTAGTGGGCTGTTCGTCTAGCCATACCTCAAACTGTCCTACAATCTCACCAAGTTGCTCTCGCATACGCTCCTGAATACTAGGCGTGTATGTGTTTGCTTTCTTCTTTTCTTCTTTTTTCTGCTCTTTTACTAGGCTTTTGCCACGCTCTGCAAGCTCTGCAAAATAAGCAGTCATCCATTCTACACTATCATCAGGGACAGGCTCTACACCTTCGAGGCTAGTCCAGTAACAATAGGCAGCAATATGACTCTTGTTGAAACGCCATTCTTCGTTCTTTAAAATAGCGGTTGTAGTAGTTCTGTCGTAATTTTTACGAACCCATGATTTAATCACAGCGGAGCACTCCTTTGAATCTACTTCAAAGTGAGCAACTCGCTTAAAATAGGTATAACCACTATCAGTCTTGATAGCAGCAAAACCAGTTTTACGACTGCGGGTTGTTGTCTTTTTGCGTTTACGAGTCTTGATTGCCAAAGTAATTCTCCATACCTTCAATAAGGCCCATGATGTCTGCAATGTCTAAGTTGTCTATAGACTCATTCGCTACAGTTTCAACCCATTCACGTTGCAGAGTTGAGATAGGTATCTCTTGCCTTGTTTTGAAGTCTACTATCTTACCCATACTTATGTCAACCTTTACGAGCCAGTGATAAGTCGGAAGCTACCGTCTTCAGCAAGCTCGAAGCCCTCAACGAACACATGCCAATCACCAGCGGAACGTTTGGCCTGCTGGAAAACGGACTCAGCTGCTGCCCAGAAACCCTCTACAGTGTTCGTAGCAGTGAACGAGCTGAACTCATATTCCTTTAGGTTCTCGTCAAAAGCACGATACGTAACGCGGTACATATCACGCTCTTCGTTGACAACACGGTCGTTGAGATCAACGATTTCTTCGTCAAACATGCTCCAACGAGTCTCAAAGCCTTGCTCGTTGCGCTTGTTGTCCAAATCTTCGATAACTTTGTACATCTTGTCCATTTGCTTGACCTTTGTTGCTGTTTTCTAACTATAACTTATAGTAACAGGTATCTAGTACCTGTCAACCTATTTTTTGCAATTTTTCAGATATAATTTCAAAAAATTGCGGCAATTCTGCTCAGCAACCCGATCGCCCAAACTTTTATAATGTGCGATATTTGCTTTCATTGCTTCTACTGCTTTATCCATCTAGCGGACCTTTGTTGCTGTTTTCCTACATATACATAATAGCACGTATAGTGGTTTCGTCAACCGTTTTAGGCTATTTTTCGCCTAAATCTATACGCCAGGTGAAGCAAGATTCCATCATCCGAACAGTGTTTTCCCAGGTATCGGGAAACTGGGATACTAGCATACCGTTGGGGTCACGACCGATGAATTTATCGCCAATTTTGGTAATTGTTACATCGCCGGTTGAGCAGTTAACAGACTCCCACGTTTCCGTTGAGCGCCAATCCGATTTTTTCCATTCGCTACACATGTTCATCTCCTCATTTCCTATATATACATATTAGCACATAGTACAAGAGCGTCAACCGTTTTTGCAATAAATACTATACGATAAGGATATTTTTTATGCCTAGACTCTCATTGTGGAAAGATGGTGCTCACACCAACGATTTTAAGTTTTTTGACCGCCGTATATCAGAAATGTTTACTGTGGGCGGTACGGGTATCAACGTACACAAATACCTAGGCATTATTGACCAGGGATCTAGCACAGATGCTAGCCAGCCGCAGACTACTCAGGATGATCCACTTGCTATACAGGATTTCCTGTTTCTAGAGAACAGAGACCGCAAGTATGACCAAGATGTTTATACAATGCGAGGTATCTACAATGTAGCAGATACAGACTTTGATCTCAGTCAATTCGGATTGTTCCTACAGAATGATACGCTTTTTATTACATTCCATCTACAGGATATGGATCGTATCCTAGGTCGCAGGCTAATGGCAGGTGATGTGTTAGAATTACCACACCTAAAAGATTATAACGCTCTAGATACTAGCCTAGACGTAGCACTTAAACGTTATTACGTTGTACAAGAGGGCACACGCCCAACAGAAGGATATTCCCCTACATGGTGGCCACATCTATGGCGTGTAAAATGTACACCACTAGTTTGACAGTCAAGAATACAATGACATTCTCAACAAGATACAGGTAGATGAAGACGGTGATAGCACTGGCGCAACTTTACGTGATTTGCTCAGCACATACCAAAAAGAGCTAGAAGTAACTAATAAGGTTGTAGAACAAGCTGAAAAAGAAGTACCAGAAAGCGGATACGATACCAGCAAATACTATGTTGTACCCACAGACGAAACAGGAAAACCACTAGAACCTAAAGGACACAATGCAGATGAAACAGGTACTGAATCTGATAGTACCACAGTTGACAGTAGTAGCACACGTATTACTCCGACCAGCGTAAAGGCATACGATGGATACTTAGTTGGTGACGGACTTGCACCAAACGGACATCCTATTACAATGGGCACTACTTTCCCGTCTAGTGCATTAGAAGGCGACTATATACTACGTCTAGACTTTTTACCAAACAGACTGTTTAGATATAGCGGTACACGTTGGGTTAAGGTAGAAGATGATGTACGTAGCAGACTAACACCTGGCACAGGAAATACTCTACGTGATGGATTTATTAACAATAGCAATACAACCACAAGAGACGATAATACTACAATGGATCAACGACAGGCGTTAAGTAGTGCACTAGAGGCTAAGGAAGATTAATGGCACAAACATTTTTCTATGATGAACAAGTAAGACGCTTCCTATTACAGTTTATACGTGCTTTTTCTAACTTCCAAGTTGAGTATGGCAAGGACAGAGATGGTAATACAACTCTTGTAACTGTACCCACTAAATATGGCGATGCAACACGTATGGTCTCTAGTCTGATCAGAGAGAATAGCGAGAACAAAATTGTTCCTACTCCAATGATTAGCTGCTATGTAACAGCAATGGAGTATCAACCGGAGCGTAGACAAGAGCCTACATTTGTTGACAAGCGTCATATCCGGATGCGTAAGTTGGATCAGGATACTGGCGAATATACTACACAACAAGGCAATGCTTATACAGTTGAGCGACTAATGCCTGTACCATATCAACTTACAATGAATGTTGATATTTGGACAAGTAATACAACACAGAAGCTACAATTACTAGAACAGATACTTGTATTATTTAATCCTGCACTGGAAATACAAAGCACAGACAACTATTTAGACTGGACAAGTTTAAGTTATATTGAATTGACACAAACACAATGGAGTAACCGAGCCGTGCCTGTTGGTGTAGACGAGCAAATTGATATTGCAACACTAACTTTTGCTGTTCCAATTTGGTTAACAGCACCTGCTAGAGTTAAGAAGCTAGGTGTTGTACAAAAGATTGTTGCAAGCATCTATGATGAAAGCGGTAGTATCAGCGACGGTGTTATTGATAGAGATATACTGCTTGGTGAGCGTATGAAGTTTACTCCTATGAACTTTGGAATACTGTTGATCGGCAATCAGGTAAGTATCTTGCATAGAGAAGAAACCGTTACAAATAAAGTAGATTACGATCCTCTAAACGATCCGCCTACTAAAATACCTGCTGATGCAGAAGAAACTACTTGGCGTGGACTTATAAATCAGTATGGTGAACTGCAAGCAGGTATCAGTCAAATACGCTTAGAGGTAGGCACAGGCGAAGTTATAGGTTCAGTTGCATATCATCCAAGTGATGACTATAAACTACTGTTCACTATCAACGAAGATACAAAACCTACTAATAGTATTGA